TCACGATAGCCAAGCTCCTGTCTGCTCATTGCTGGTCTCGCGTTGATTGGAAGACCTCTTTCTCCCGGAGTGGTTTTCGGCATCGCCAAGAATCGCTCTTTGGCGGGAAGGTTTCTCTGAGCCTCCCGTTTTGAGCCTTCTCTTGCCATTCCAATAGCTGAAGCCAAAGCAGGGGCACCAAACGCAAAAGGAGCCGCAATTGGAGCGGCGCCGGGAATGAACATCCCAAGACCGCCAAGCGTTCCCATAGTATTCAAAACGAATTCAGGAATAGCCGAAGTATCTTTAGCTGCTTCAGCGCCAGTTCTCAAAGTTTCGGCCCCACTGAAACCAAGCCCAAATCCGCCCATCCCGCGAGCAGCGGCTTTTGGCACAACAGCGGAAGCAAAATCTTTTACTTCTTTAGCGGCTTGTATCGTTTGAGGGGAAAATATAGAGGAAAGGCCTCCAACAGGTTTTGGAGGTTGATTTCCAGATGGCACTAAAATGCCGGTGTTAGTTGCGCCCCAAGTTCCTTGGGTAAGAGGGGTATTTTTTCCTTTCCTGAGATCGGCTCTTCTGGACTGTTCTGTCCTATACATCTCTTGCCTAGCTATTCCGGTGGTTCCAGAAAGTTCATCCATACCACCTTGAATGCCTCGATCAAACGCGGGAGTTGAAACAATTTGAGATGCACGCTGCATCAGATCCGCAGGCGGCCTCCCTTTCAAAACATCCAATGCAGGGCCAGCCATTCTAAGCGCGGTGGATACAGAGGGCGCTCGTTGCAGCCCGTATTTCCCGGATTGATACGCTGCAGAGCCAGCAGCGGTAAAAGGCGCAACAGACGCCCCTACCGCAACACTTGGGATTATTTTTTCTAAATACCTTTCAACAGGACTTTCTTGATTAGAGGTATATAAGTTTGCATTTTGTCTATTAACTAAAATTTCATAAGGAGACAAAAATTCTTCACTATCATTAACTTGAGCATCATTAGTTTGAAAATCATTAGATTTAACATCACTGGCTGTATAAGCAGTATCGTCACCTCCATATTTTGTTTCATATGGAGATTTAAATTCAAAATTATCGTTATTTGACATGATTTATCTCAACGATTGATTTTAAGTATATCTTCTGCGGTTCCCATGCCAAACTTTTTATTAAATGAGTTTATTAAATTTTTTTTACCAAGCTCATCGGCATTTTGATACCGCCTTTTTAAATCTGTTGCCAAACCTTCAGATTCTAACCATTGAATATAAAACAATGGAGTTTCTCTTGTTCTTGCAACATCAGGATTAACCCTTGCCTCATTAGCTCTTACAATTCTAAATTTTTCCAAATCTTTGTTGTAGGATTTAATTAAAATTTTTGCAACTTCATCTCTAGCAGCTTTTGATGTGTTTAATCTCGGAAGGGAATCTCCAATAATTCTGATATCAGAGTCTGTCAAACCCCTAGCTCCAAGTTCTTTCATAAAATTAGCTAAAATGCTATTTATTGTTGAATTTACAACTTGAGCATTATTTAAATCTTTAATTTCATATCCAAAAGATGATATAAGATTTTGCACATTAGTAATAAGAGGCTGTAAAGCTCCTTGAGGCGCGTCAGGGCTTAAATTCAAAATTCTATTCATTGAATTTATTTTTGAAAAAGCAGAATCTGCAGATTCTTCACTGGAAACAACTCTTTTTTCAGCGGCCTGACCAGCTTGAGTTCTGATATTTTTATTAACATCAATGTCTGCTTCAAGCTTTTTTGCCTTTATATTTCTTATTTGTTCAGGCGATAATCCAGCCAATTGTTCAGGGGTAAATCCAGCAATAGATTCTGTGGCAGTAACTGAAGATCCGCCCGGTTGAACGCCTACACTGACCGGAATGCCAGCAGCATCCGCATTCCTTGCCGCGGCCAAGGCCTCCTGTTCAGTCGGCTTGGTCATGCGATAAACGCCATCCGCACCGGTTGCGGCGGGAGCGGCCTGATCACCGCCAATGCTTGTCAGACCTTGAATCAGGATATTTCCTTCATTTGCAGGAATAATACCTTGGTCAATTGACTTACGGATATCAAGAATGGCTTTGGATCTATCCGCGGGATTTCCCAAGAAATAATTATTTGCGGCCAACTGCTGCGCAATACTTCTTGCGGCAGGAGACTGAAGCTGAGACATATAGTATCTAAGCTCTTTTATTTTCTCAGGCTCCTTTGTCTGCTCAAGCATGTATTTCTGCAACTCTTGAATGGCACCTTTTACGTCGCCAGTTTGTAGCTGAGCAATGATCATTCCCTTGTATTCAGCGGGCATATTTGCAACCAAACTAGCTTGCTCTCCAGTAATTCCTGCCGCCGCAGCAGATTCAAGCGATGCCCTTCCAGAAAGAAGCCCAGTAAGTGCGCTAGAAAGCTGTTGAGTTTTTGCAAGCTCAATATTTTCTTTTCGCATTCCAAGCTCTTGCATACCAAGTTCAAGTTTCATCTTGGCAAGATCTTGCGCCCTTTTCTGCTCTGCGGCTTGAATTGCGCTTACATTTCCCGTAGCACCAGCAATACCGCTGGCAAAAGAAAGGTTTCTAGGATCACCAAATCCCTGAGCCATAGCAGACAGATAGTCTGACGGCTGAATCCTTGTATTCAGCGAATCAATAAGCTCTTTCTGCCTTTCAATAAGCTGCTGCTGCTGCCTACGATATTCTGCAATGGCCTTCTCATATTCAGAAGGCTGCGCGGTAGCGGCAACGGCTTGTTTAGTTACGGATGGAGCTTGCTCTGCTTGTGGGGCAATCGAAACCTGCGCTACCTGAGCGAGGGGACTCCGACCGCTTACTTCGTTTTCATCCATATTATTCTCTCTGGAGAGTTAATCATAATAGCTGGAGTTATCGTCATAAATCCAATCATTTGCTGGATCCAGCGGATTAATATAATTAGATAGTTCAGGAAAATTTATTGGAAATTCACCATAAAAACCGCCCTCTTGAGCTTCGGCATCTCCGCCAGAACCCGAAGTTTGGTTGGTTGTATTAAAAAGATTTTTGAACAAATCAGGGGATTGCTTTAATCCAGAAAGAATTGTTGCCAAAGGCGATGATCCAGAAATTATTTGTCCAGTTTTAGGATCAATTCTGTTGGCTAAAAGGCTGCTTAATCCAGACATAGTTGCAAAAGTCTGAGAAAGATTGGATGGCTGGTAATACGCCGAAGACATTGGGGCGGTAGTTGTCTGTCTGGTGGATGCGGGAATATTGTATCCCCTAAGCAGCGCAGCTTCTTTCGTAGCTGCAGCCATCGGATAATCAAGTCTTGCCTGCTCTTGAGCTTGCTGCTGCGATCCAAGCTTCGACATCACATCAAGACCGCCAATGCCTTGGTTATATCCAATGCCGCTCAATTCACCAAGTCGTCCAGATGCAGCCAGATTAAGATCTGCCTGAGCCTTTGCTGCGGCAGTAGCGGAATCAAATCCTTTGGCAAGATATTCAGCCTGCTTTCCAAGGATGTCACGATTCACATCTCTGGCCACATTCCCATAAACCTGCATTCCACGCTTGCTTCCGAATTGGCCGGATCCAACGGCACCGGCAGTCATCCCGGGAGCCAGAGTTTCCTTGAATTGCCTCTGCCCAAGCCGGTTTATATCCTCAATCACGCTCTGCGTGTATGGGTTCATGTACATGCCAATGTTCTGCATGAACGGCTGAGTAGCCACATTCGTGGCAGTCTGGGTTGCAGTCTGAAGGGCTGGCTGACCCGCCTGAATCGCCGTAGGAGCGCCAGCAAAGGCTTGTTGCTGCAGTGGGCTGAATCCAGCTACACCACCAGCCTGAACAGCTTCCTGACCTGATTGAGCGATTCCACTGAGATAGTTGCTATACCAATCCGGCGCAGTTTGCGTCGTCTCTTGGGTAGAAGTCGCTAAGGGGTTAAGTTTAGGGTCAGTAATTGCCATGTTCTATCCTTTCGACTTCGTAGCCGATTTCAAGTAAGCCAATGGATTCTTGGCTTTGGGTGGAATTCTATCAGTAGGTGCTGATCTCTTGTGGGAGCGTATTTCCTGCCGGAACTTGTCCAAAATCTCTGCCCCCGCCTTGCTGGAACCATCTCCCAGAGCGGCCACGGTATCAGCGTCAAAAACGTATTCCCCATCACTCAGCATGGTCGGAATATCGTCAGACTGCCCTGTTCCCGGGCCGCCTACCGCAAAACCTCTAATTTCATGTCTTTCATAAAGCTTTCCTTCGGGGCCGGGGACATATTCACTGGAAGGAGAAACAGATCCTCCAAATTTATATCCTTTTTGCGCCAAAACATTCGCAAGCTTTGGAATTATTTGCGCATAATCAACAACATTTGGCTGCTCATATTTTCCGGTAGAGAGAGATATTCCCGGAAGATAACCATGCGGATTTAATGCGGCATTTTGTTGAGCATTTTGCGCCGATTGATATCCCGGCAATGTTCCGGAATAAGCAGATGATCCTGCTGCGCCACCAGAAGTTCCTGCTGCGCCACCAGAAGTTCCTGCAGCGCCTCCAGAAGTTCCTGCTGACCCGCCGCCCGAGGTTTGAGATCCATATAAAGTTGTGCCGTATCCTTGCGGATAAGCAAGAGCAAAAAGCTCATCACCCATCTGCTCACGAACTTCAGCCTCAGTCTGCTCAGGGCCAGAATATCCGCCATAAGTATAGGTGCCATCTTCATTCAATGTGGCGCTAGGCCCTTCCATCAATTGATTGATGGTATTGGCATCATATCCAAGACCTTCATACGCAGAAGATGAAGTAGGCAATCCTTCCGGATAAAGTTGATCAACAACCTCATCACCAAGAATATCTCTCAGTAAAGTATCAGTCTCACTCGACGGAGCTTCTGGGCCAGCATAAGTCCCGTCATATAGTTGCTGAATAACTTCCGGCGTATATCCAGAAAGCCCCTCATATGGGCTTGGCACAGGAGTAGTTTGAATTGGCATTCCAGTTCCACCAGTAAGATCAATGCCAGCGCCAATTTCGGCATCATCAATATCACGCGCAGTCTCCGATCCAATCATGTCGCCAATATCTTGCGAAGGCTGCTCATTCACGCCCCATGACGCATCTTTAGCTAAGGACAATCCGCCCTTGATCAAGGAATTCGTCAGAGCAGTTTCAACATCGCCACCTTGAATGGCGGTCGATATCACAGGTGTTGCAATGTTCGATATCGTCTTCACAAGGTCCTGCGGAATATCTGCTCCAGCAATCCCTTCAGACACTGCGCCGCCGACACCTGAGTTCACAAGGCTTCCGAGGATGGCTTGCTCGACATCTCCACCAGAAATTCCTGCCCTCACTGCAGTCGCTGCAGCCTTTGTTACTGCATCAGCAATTGTGGGAGAAAGTCCCGACTCAACAAGAGAAGAAGATACGCCAGATAGCCCACCAGCCAATCCTGCGCCGACGCCACCAGTCAGCGCACCCTTCATGAAGTCGCCGCCACCAATCTCTGCGGTCGTCCCGCCAATCAAGCCCCCAGCAATTGCTGGTGCCAAAGCGCCAAAAGTAGAAGTCAATCCAGCAGAAAGAGGGCCAAAAGCCATTCCACCAATGATCATCGGGATCAGAGAGCCGAGGCTAAATCCTCTGCTATAGCCTTGCTGCTCAAATGTTTGCCAAGTCGGGACACCAGCTTGATGGGCAGTTCCAAACTCATCAATAGCAGCCATCTTCTCTTGAGGCGTCTGGTATGTCGTGCCTCTCGCCTGAATGACATCAGGGCTGTTCAGGAATTGATGCTTTACAGCCTCAGTGATTAGGGCAGTATTTGCACCCGGTCCGTAGCCGAATGTGTTGCCATTCTGGCCTACGTTCTTGACGTAAAAATCAAGAGCTACTTCATCGGGATTCTTTGCCGGAGTCTTGCCTTGAGCCTTGAGGGCTTCATACTCATTCCAAAGCTCATTACGAGTATTCGAAGCAATGTAGTTTGACTGGTATTGAGTCTGATCGAGATGCGACCAATCAGTAACTCGACCTTGCGCGTATTGAGTGCCGCCCCAAAGCGCATTGAAGTTAAATGGCTCTCTACTTGATAGCCCAGCAAGACTAGTAGCATCCCAATTCTGTCTTGTTGAAAAATAATCTCTAGCTAAATCGTAACTTGAAAAGGGACTTGGAGGCTCATTCCCACCGGAATCATTGTCACCACCATCACTACTACCAGCATCAGCACCGCCTGCATCGCCGCCTGCTCCGCCTCCATCTTCAAAATGAATGGCTTTAGGCCACTTAACATTTGGCGCTTCCGAAAGACCTTGCTTCAATACACTATCAAGCCAAGTAGAATCTTTGACTGAAGAAAGACCGCTTTTTAATTTTTTCTTCTTCATTTTTCTACCTTACTCTAAAGGAATACCAGCATTTATGCGTTCCAAACATTTGAAACAAACGCCACAAACTTTATTGAAACAGGTAACAACCAATGGCTGAACATCTGCCGGTATCAAGTCCCACTGCTCTTTTTTTGAAAGATGCTCAAGCGGGCTTTTTAGTTTATTTTTACCAGCCATGATAGTGATCACGGATTCTAATTTTGCTCGCATTTCTGGGTCTATTGCGCTGGTGTCTTCATTATTTAAACCATAATAAAGATTTTCTATTCCGGGATTGTAGACAGACAAAAGACCTAAATACCATCCAATATACCAACGCTGGAATGAATATTTGGTGTAATTAGGTTGCTCCGGTCGAACCGTATTTAAATTAGTCATTTGCATGTCTAATTCAATCAGAGGAACGCCAATTTTTTCAGCTATTTTTTTGGCGTTAATTCTTTGAGTAGCCAACCAAATTTCAATTGGACCATATGGAGGCTTTGGCAAAGATATCGCCAAATTGAATGCAACAAACTTTTCTCCTTTGCTTTTTAGCCATGCCATCAAAGCAGTAGATTCAACGCCACCAGAAAATGCTAACGCACCAGTGTAATCATCCAAAGGGATGTCTTGAACTTCCTCTGGAAGCGGGAAATAATTCATTTTTGTCATCTTGGATTAACTGCATTCACTACTTCAGATGCCCAATCTTGCCAATTCTCAAAAAGATAAGGATTAGGCAAGGCTTCATTTTGAAAGATATCAATAGCCATCAATCCAGTCGCAAAATCTTTCCAATCCCCTTCAGGAACTCCAATCTGAAGATTTTGCGCCGCATACGCCTCAACCATCAGGCTCGACCAGTTGTCCCAAGATTGATACCTTGGATCGTAAACAACAGCAAGCGGTAACGGTCTGTTCATCAGTAGCCTCTGACGTCGCCAATATCTGCATTCAGGAGCAAGTAACCAAGCTGATAATTGCCGTTTTGCGTGTTGCTAACAAACTTCAGCCGCAATTCCCGTCTCTGCTCCTTGAGATCGATTTTATTCGTATTTGAATCAAATACATAGGGGCCAGTGGTCTGATCTTGAGATTGCGCATACGGCCTGCCGGTCACATACATCTCCATCTCACCGGCCATGATGAAATCTGGCTCAACCCGCTCAAGCCGAAGCCATCGATTTTCGCCTACCAGAGAGGACTGGGACGGGCCGCCGGCCACAAGTCCCAGATCGCTGGTTTCGAACATGCTGAAAATGGCATTCAGATTTTGGCCTTTGACCTCATTGGTGCCAATCTCATGCTGCCAAAGGCTTACCTTGTTGGGAACGGTATCAAAATCAGCAGAAACCGTAGCCGTTGCGGTGCAGGCATCAGATAGCACAAGGTTGTAGAAACCCTGATAAAGCCCGCTCATGGTCGTTGTCGAGCCTACCGTCTGGCTTGTGCCTATCGTATAGGTTCCGGCCCCGCCAACGCCCGTCCCGTAGGCCGTAATCGTGGTTCCTGCCGTCACTCCAGATCCGGAAATAACCTGCCCAACCTTGATTGTTCCGGTATTCAATGCAGTCACAGTCAATGTCGTGCCGGATATGGTTGCATCAAAGTTCGATGAGCATGGCTGAACATCGATAATCGTTGCCCCTGATGGAACTCCGGCTGCAATCAAAAGCAGATTTGCAACAATAGCCTCACTGATTGCAGTAACTACAACATTCGAAGTATTCAGAGTGACTATGTTTTGCGTCAAAAGAGTAGTCTGCTCAGAAAGATCCTCTCCGGCCATTACAGGAAACGCAAACACCTGAGAGAAGTATCCAGCAGTTCTATAAGCCCCCAGAGCAGAGCCGGCGTCATACCAAGTTCCCTCTCGCACGTTGTAGATGATCGCATCATTGCACTCATCTGAATCGCCCCTTGGATAGAACCACCAGATTTCACCAAACCGCGGGACTTTCGTAGCCCAGACTTTTTGACGCTGAGAATAGTTCAGATTGTCAAAAAACCAGTTCTGGTTCATGGCATTCGGAATCTCTTTGATCGTGCCGTTATATAGCAAGAATCTATCAACGCCGATCCAGTAATAGATGCCGTCATACTCAATGACGCACTGGCTGGAAAGGATGGATGTGCTGCCGATATTGTCATACCGCCAGTAGAGCGTCTGAGCGCCTACGGTGGTAGGGGCATAACTTACTTTGATCAAGCTATCCAGCGCCCAGAATAGGCCTGATGGCGCGTTTGATCCGCCGCGAACGGGTAGGCCTTTCACAACCTTTTGGCTTGATACGTTCGTCTCGTTAGCGTCTGCGCTGTTCCAATCAAACACATTACCAGCGGAGCAATTCTTGATCAGCCCGTTGTCACCATAGACAAAGACATAAGGATGTAGCGCGACAACGCCGCCAGAAACCTCAATAAAATCATCAGTAGGAGATGACCCTTGACTATCCTGCAAAGGATAAAAAACATTTCCAGATGGAGCGCCGGCAAGAACTGCAGTTGCAATCGTATTGTCAATTGAATTCAGATTGAGGCCGGGGTGAGCCAAAATCAAATTATTGTTTCCGCCAGTAGCATCAAAGAATCCATCAAACTGCCATAGGTTTTGATTGCTAGGCAGGAAATTACTGTCTACCGTTGCAATATCAATGCTAAAACCGGAGCCAGTGCCGCCAATATCTCCGGATGATGCTGAAAGCTGATCTCCAGCAAGATATCCATTCCCTTCTGTGGTTATGGTCACAGAAGTAACAACATTGCCTGATACGGTAATAGTTGCTTCTGCGCCCGTACCGCTTCCGCCGGTCAGAGCAACAGTAGTATATGTGCCGTTCGTATATGAAGATCCGCCGACAAGATTTGTGGTCGTTAGGATCGGACCACCAAACTCATATTCAGTAATTCCAGAACCAATGCCATTGTTATCACAAACGAATCTCTGAATTCCGTTGTTATATCCGTTGAATATCCTGTTATATCCATCCTCGGAATCAACATAAATGCCGCGAGAATAGCCATCAAATTGATTGGTCATCTCACGATAACCACCAATCTTTCTTGGTCTACCGCGCTGAAACCTTACCCACTGACCATCGACATAGAACTGCTTATCAAGAACAGTCCCATCCCGTTGAATGCCAGACTTGGTATCTAGCGCAAATACTTTTTTGGTCATGTAAACGTGCCGCCAGAAATTCCACCGGAGAACGTGCCGGTTCCAGTAATTTTAATACCTGTCGCAGAAACTTCTACGATCTCAGATCCAATAATTGCAATATTAAATTCACCAGAAGTTGCTCTATATATACCGGTAGAAGCCTCGCTACCAAAATTCAATGAGGGAGAAGCAACGGTTCCATCAATCAAACTAATTGCTGTAGATCCAGCAAGAACTGTATTTGCATTTACAAGATTGATTGAGTCGCAAATAAGCGTTGCCTGCTGTCCAGCACTGATTGTGGCATCACCGCCACCAGAAACTCCGGTTGATATCGTTACCGTATAGTTAGACGGGCCTCCAGATGTAGAATTCTGGATGTAATAGACCTGAATTGTTGGCGGAACAATTATCGTTACATTGCCAGTCAAATTACCAACGCTTACATACTTCTGAATGACGTTCGAGGCCTCCGAAGACGTCAGAGTATAAGTTCCGGTATCTACTGTTTTTACAAGTTGGGAGAAATTAAACTGCGTATTTTTCCCAAGGCCTACCGTATAGAAAGCCGTTCCAGAGCAAGCAATGAAGCATGAATCAGAAGGCTGAAGCGTAATACTGGAAGATCCATTGATTTGATTACCGCCGCCACAAGCAATCGTCAAAAGTCCAGTTCCAGCATTTCTGACTTGTGTAAACCAGTTATTTGCAAGGCTTGATGCAGATGCAAGGGTAAACGTGCCTGCGCCACCAGTCCAAACCTGAAGACCTGCTCTATCAGTTCCATTTAATGTGGTGTCATTCGAATATGTCGTGACTTCAGACGATTGATTCAGGGTGGTTCCGGATGCCATCAAGCCATAACCAGCAAGGGTAGCTGCATCTGCGTTCGAAGTTCCTACACCGAACGAAATGATCCCCCAAGTTCCCTCTTCATCAGGATTATTCGTGATGTAGATATACTTGGCCTGACCCGCTGCAATCGATATGATCGTATTTGCGCCGGCATAATCCTTGACTACAAAGGTGTTTGAACCGACGTTCCGAATCAGGGCATCATTGCCAACGGAAGTCTGATTTGCCGGCGGCATCCAAAGCTCAAGGCTGCCGGCGGAGGCTGTAACCTCCATAATCCGAGCAGAATAATCATCGGTTGCATTGCCATTGATTGGCCATTCCAGTTGAGTATTAGCCGAGATCGTAAACGCACGATAAGAAACGTCAGTCGGCTGGACTACGTTTCCCGTAAATGGCGAGTTATAGCTCATAATCAGGTATCCAATGCACTAGCTTGTCTGTCGGCAATTCTCTGAACATCTTCAGTCTTCAGGGAATTGATCACTTGCGTATATTGCGCCTGCCACATCGGAATTCGCTCATCGTTTTTCAGGAACGGCATCGCCTGAAGCAAGGTTCCATAAAGCAGCGCCTGCGGAGCGTAAATCGTGAACCAATTGGTCTGATTCGAAGAATCCAGAGGCTGAACGCGCTCGTAGTAGACAACTTCGAACGAATAATCATCAGCAGGAGTGGGCGCTACCAGCCAGTGCGTATAGTCATAATCGGCGTAGTATTTCGGGACTCCAGTGGCAGCCGGATCTGGGGCATATTCCCGCAGATATTCATACTTTCTCAGGAAAACAGGATATCTCTGCCCGTCAACCGTCACGTTCATAGAGACGGTTTTGCGCCATCTGGCGGGCTTATCGATGGTTGCCTGAGCCTGAACCATGTTGCTGGTCTGAACTGTCAGATTGCCAAGAAACTTGATGTCATTGGCGATGACTTGCTCGGCCAGCATGATAAAAGTCGGGATCTTCTCGATGGTTTGGATATCGGTACGTTCCAGATAGGACTGGACATCCAAAACCAGCGAGTCATACGTCATTACAGCCGCTGTGGTCATTTTCTACCCCTAAACAAACGGTCTAGTACCCTGTTTGTCGATAATCAGCTTGGAGTTGCGAGGCGCTGCTTCCGGCGTATTTGGCACCGAAATGTGCGTCCATGAGTCAAATTCTAGGATAATCTGGTCAAATGGGATAGCGGCCTTGATGCAGGCTTCTACTACTTCCCGAGGCTTCATTCCCGGCACCCGGATATCCGCTGCACACCCAAGACGGTGCTGGCTGGTGTCCTTGGAGCCTACTGAGTCGTTCACCTTCTTCGACCGGAATCCACTGTTGATCATGACCGGCTTACCACCAACGGCAGTCTTCACCTGCTGCAGCAAGGCAGCAAGGCGCTTCAGATTCGCAATCTCCTGCTCGTTGGGGGTATTTTCCCAGCCGTTGCGGTCAGCAGCCTCAGAGCGGGTAAGTTCCTCAAGGGTGAAGTTGGCGGAGAGCGGGGTAGTCATTTCTTAGCCAGTGCGTCGTTCTTGGCTGCGGAGCCAGCCGACGAGCCGTAGTAGTAATACAGCACAGCCATCAAAGCGGCATCCAATGTGCCAAGCAGCCGCGCTACAAGCTCCCGCATGGAGCTATCAACCACGGCAGTCAGTAGGTGGTATTGCACGACACCCCAAGTAATCAGCACCACAAACGCCAGAGCCCGGGGAGTCCAGATATCACCGGTCTTTGTCGCCATCTGGCGGGCGCTGTCACGGTCTGCCGCGTGAATCTTCTCCAGATCGATATCCAGTTCCCGCAGCTTGATCTTCAGGTTTGCTTCAGCGGTCTTGAGTGCAGCCATCTGCTCGGCGGTCAGGGTGCCAGTTTGCAGCTTCTCGATGATCTGCTCTTTGGTGGCATTTGGTTCGCCAATCGCACCGGCAATAGCCTCAACAGCCATACCAGCCAGAGGCCCACCGAGCAGCGTAGCGGCAGTCGGAGCTACCGATTTGATCAGACCCTTCCAGTCAAAGTCGCTCATTTCATTTCACCATTTTCGCTGCTGCTTGGTTAAGTAT